TGACAATACAGATTGGATCAACAAAAAATGGCGTCCAGTTATGGGTTGGATCTATATGCTAACTTGTACTATGGACTTTGTTATATTCCCAATATTATGGTCATTGTTACAAGCAATGAGTAAAGGTAGTGTTACAATGCAATGGCAACCATTAACATTGCAAGGTGCTGGCCTTTATCACATCGCTATGGGTGCTGTTCTTGGTATTGCCGCATATGGTCGTACTAAAGAAAAGATTGAGGGTAAATCTTAATTTGACTACTAACACATAAGGTGTTATACTATTCAGATGGATCATTATCAAACGTTGGGTGTAGCTAAAAATGCTACTCCTGACGAAATCAAAAAATCATATAGAAAACTAGCAAGTCAACATCACCCTGATAAGGGCGGAGACACTGCTACGTTCCAAAAGCTTGAAGAAGCATATCGCATTCTTTCAGATCCAACTCAACGACAACAATATGATAGACCGATGCCACAAGGGAATCCCTTTGCAGGATTTCAACAAGCACCGGGTGGGTTCAACTTTAACTTCAATGGTGATATGAATGATTTGTTTGGGCAAATGTTTAATCAACATAATCAACGCCAAGCAAGTCAACCTCATGCTTTTAGAACATCTATCAATATTACACTAGAACAAAGTTATACCGGTGGCTCACAGTCATTAAGATTGCAAACACCAAATGGTACACACGCAGTCAATATTGAAATACCCAAAAGTGTAACTGATGGTGGACAAATGCGTTATGAGAATCTTATACCCAACGCAAGTTTGATTGTAGAATTTAGAGTGGCACCTCACTTGAAGTTTGAGCGTAGAGGGATGGATTTATATTGTAATCAACAGATATCTGTGTTGGATTTGATTGTGGGTGAAGAATTTGAATTCACTACTATTTCAGGTAAAACATTAATGGTAAGAGTCCCGCCTAAAACACAACCATATATGCATCTTAAAATAGCAGGAGAAGGTATGCCCATTCCAAATTCTAGTATATTTGGAGACCAAATACTATTGCTTAAACCATTCGTTCCTGCTACAATAGATGACGATATAACACAAAGTATTTTGCGTTCCAAATCAAAATAAATATTTTTACAAAAGGAAACTATGACAAATTCACCAGAAATTGAAAGCATTATTGAACAAGCCATTGTTCATGCTAAAGAGCGCAAACACCAGTATTGCACAGTAGAACATCTATTGCTTGCACTGGTCACACACACTCCATTTAAGAAATGCTTAGACAGTTTTGGTGCCGATGCTGACTTGTTAATTCAAGAGGTAGGCTCATACTTAGATAGTCTACATGCTATTGAAGCTAAAGGATTGGCAGTAGAAGAAGTTCAACCTCGTAAAACAAACAGTTTAGAACGTGTAATGAATCGTTCTGTAACACAAGTATTGTTTACAGGACGTAGACAAGTTACAACTATTGACTTGTACCTTTCTATTGCAAGCGAAGGTAACAGTCACGCACATTACTTCCTGTTGAAGTACGGTGTCAATAAACAAGAGTTTGTCAATCACTGGCAAAAGACTTATAAGGGTGCTGAATTCACTACTAAGTTGAATGATGCACAAGCAGACGAAATCCTTGAAGAATACACAACCAACTTAAGTGACTTGGCACGTCAAGGTAAACTAGAACCATTGATCGGTCGTACTAAAGAACTTGATGATATCGTTAACGTTCTTGCTAAACGATTCAAAGCAAACGTATTGATGGTGGGTGATCCGGGTGTTGGTAAGACTGCTATTGCAGAGGGTCTTGCACAAATGATTGCTTTAGGTGATTGCCCTGAATTTATTCTTAACCATGATGTATATTCACTTGAAGTGGGTGCATTGCTTGCTGGTAGCAAGTATCGTGGTGACTTTGAAGAAAAGGTTAAACAAGTGTTAGAAGCACTTAACACTAAGAAGAAAGCTGTTCTATTCATTGATGAAGCACACACTATGAGTGGTAGTGGTAACGGCAATGGTGGTAGTGTTGACTTTGCTAATATGATTAAGCCTGCGATTACTAAAGGTACATTGAAAGTTATCGCTAGTACTACTTGGGAAGAGTACTATGAGTCGTTTGAGAAGGATCGTGCTTTAATGCGTAGATTCTATCGTGTATCTATTGATGAACCAAATAAAGAAACAACTATTCGTATTCTGACTGGATTAAGTCAACGACTAAATGACTTCCATAATGTAATGATTAACGAAGAAGCTATTACAACCGCAGTTGAAAGTGCTGACCGTTATATTCATGACCGTAAGAACCCAGACAAGTCAATTGACTTGCTTGATGCGGCTTGTGCTAAACAACGAGTTGCAGACAACAAGGGAGCAGAAATTACTAAAGACTTGATTTTTGACCAAGTTGAACGATTTACTGGTGTCCCTGCTGATAAACTCAATGGTGACAACATGGAGCGTATTCAAACACTTGAAGTCAATGTCAAGGGTAAGTTATATGGTCAAGATGAAACAGTTGATAAGGTACTTGAGCGTATCTATGTTTCATTCGCTGGTATCGGTAGTGAAAGTAAACCTACAGCAAGTTTCTTGTTCTTGGGCCCGACAGGTACAGGTAAAACAGAATTGGCTAAGTTGTTGAGTAAGAACCTTGACATGCCATTACTCAAATACGATATGTCAGAGTACGGTGAGAAACACTCTGTATCAAGTTTGATTGGTCCTCCCCCTGGTTATGTTGGCTTTGGTGATAGTCAAGTAGGCGGTGGACGTTTAGTTAATGACTTGAGCAAGAACCCGCATAGTATCTTGTTGTTTGACGAAGTTGAGAAAGCACACCCTGATATCTTTAACATCTTCTTGCAGATGTTAGATGAAGGTCGTATCACTGGAAGCAATGGTAAAGAAGTTAACTGTAAGAATTGTGTTATTATTCTAACAAGTAACTTGGGCAGTGCTGATAGCGAACGAAACAATATCGGCTTTGGATCACAAGAGAAGATTGGTGAAGATGATAAAGCATTGAAAGAATTCTTTAAGCCTGAATTTAGAAATCGTTTGGACTTAGTATGTAAGTTTAACAAACTTGATATGCTTGCAATTAAGAAGATTGTTGTTAAATTCTCTGATGAGTTGAAGAAACAATTGATAGACAAGCACAATATTACATTGAACTTATCAGAGCCTGTTGTTGAGTACTTAGCTGAACAAGGTTATGACAAGAAGATGGGTGCTAGACCGTTGGCCCGCAAGATTGACGAATTGATTCGTGTCCCTCTCAGTAAGAAAATCTTATTTGAGCGAATCAAAAACGCAACAGTGACCGCGGTAATGGGTGATGAGGGAATTGACTATACAGTTGCTCAAAAAGCAACAGCAAAAGTTGGCGAAAATGGGATTATTGAAATTAGCTGATGACAATCCTGATATTGATTTTTATGAATATCGGGACCAACACTACTATAACAAATACGAATACCGAGCTAGATTTGTTCTAGTGGGTGTTCGTTACACATGGTACATTAAAAGTGACATTCAGGAATTAATAGATAGACTAGATTTACCTGCAGTGGGATATAATCGTATCGTAAATGATCGTGATAAGGTTCGTGGGAATTTGCAGATATTAGCATCATTTATTAAGTGGCGCAATGAACTACAAAAGAAGAAAAATTCTTCAATTAGAATCGAACACAATACCGTAGGTGTATTCAGTAATGATTTACAAGAGTTAAAAAATATTGTTAATTGTATTCCGGGTATTGAAGTAGACTATACTCAAGCACAAATTTCTAACTTTATCGGTATTAAGCACTTTGTAAACAAGCCTAAACATAAATTTAGAGTTTATTTAAAATCTAAGCGGGTTGAAAGTTCCTTTGCAGAAGAATTAGATTCATTATTTAAGAAGAACGAAAAATTATATCCATGTGACTCACTTAAAATTTGGGTCAAAGGTAGTGTTGGTCGACAAAATAGTTGGAGATTTCGATTCAGCAATGCTAACCACTTTATCGACTACGATGACGAAAGCACACTAAGCTATCTAGCATTACTCTATGGAGATATGCTCGGAAAACGCTATAAATTAGAAAAACGCCCTGATCCTATCTGAAATGATAAATACTCTATAATGGAGCATATACCATGGCGAAAATCGTAGAAGATGTAATAATCATCAAATTTAGTAAAATAGTTAAGGATAGCGAAGAAGGTAGTTCTGTCGCTACTGCCGACGTTCAGGCTGCACTTGAGCAAGTTGCACAAGAATTAGTGGGCGATAGTGTAGTTGTTGAGGTTGTAACAGCATGAGCCAAACAACAACATTAGTCTTGTTGCCGCAAACAACATGGAACGGTAATGTTTCTAACGTACAGATATATGATGTTGTTGGCTTAAAGAATCCGGCAGCATCATATTATGTTGGTAGCAAAGACTTACAAACCATCAACGTTAATCAAGTTGGATTGACTGGCAACATAATCGTCCAAGCAACATTAGCAACACTCCCTGAAGATACAGATTGGTTTAATGTTTATACATTAGAAGCCAACGCAGGTGCACCAGCAAACACTGAACCTAATCTTAATTCTTCTGTCAATGAAGCAGTTAATATTGAAGGTAACTTTGTTTGGATGAGAGCAAAAATACAAGACTTTGCCTCAGGTGTACTACAATACGTTAAATTGAGTTATTAAAATGAAAATATCTGAATTAATATTTGAATCAATAGTAGATGAAGGTGTTAACGACCCTCATATATTTAAGGCTGTTGCTATGATAGGACCAATGGGTGCGGGTAAAAGTACCATTGCTCAACAACTAGTGGGTGGCTCAGGACTACGTAGTTTGAACTTAGACAATTTTAATGAATTGTTAATCAAGCAAGGAAAAGTTGCCGGTGGAATGTTAACACCGGATCAATTAGAACGTAACTGGGAACTGACACAAAAACAAAAAGGTAATTGGGTTAGCGAAAGACTTGGATTACTAATTGACGGATCAGGAAGAAACGTTGAAGGATTAGTTAAACCATTAACTGAGTTAGAAAACTTGGGATACAATACAATGGTTATTCTTGTTAACGTAAGCCTAGAAACAAGTTTACAACGTCAACAATCAAGAGCCGCTAAACAGGCAGCTCAGTTTGGTCAAGGTAGAAATGTACCACTAGATTTAGCCAAATCTAGTTATGAACAAATTCAACAAAACATCCCTAAATTACAGCAGTTATACGGAAAAAGATTATTGATTATTAACAATGAAGGTGCAGTAGATTTATCACAAGAGAAACAAGTAGTTGATAGATTTATGTCCTCACCACCGAATAAGCCGGCAGCCATTGAATGGATTAAAGCACACGGACAAGCACAGGGACAACAATTAGATAAGAGATTGACGCAACAACAAAGACAGGCAGCGTCAGCACAACGAGCGCCTGCATATACACAAGGAAAATAAAATGAGTTCGGAACTTTTTAGAAAATATATTGACATGATTAATGAAGCTGGTGAAGTGCCTACTGCTGCCAGCCAACAAGATTTAGCACAGTTATATGCTAAAGCTAAAACAATGAGTTTTATTAAAAACACACCAGTAGCATTAGTACCATTTCCAAGTTTAGAAAAAATGTTTGGCCCTGCTAAAGCACAGGAAATTGCAGGCTTAGCAGGAGCAGTAGATAAAACAAGTTACGAAGATGCTTATAAGAACAAGGGTTATGTAGTGTTCCAGTGGAATAGTGCAGATAATAAACCTGATATTTACATTGCTAGTCCAGAAGCAGTCTCAACAAAGTATACACGTTTTCAAGGTGGTTTACCAACTGATCCAAAAGCAAGAAGCAAGATACCTTCATTAGTTGTATTAGATAAATTAGGATTAGATGCAAGTAAAGTTCCTTTCTTTGTTAAGAAAGTTCCTACTGAAATGATCGGAGTAGATCAAGTTGGCTTAGCAGGAAAAACTATTCAGACTTCATGGGGTGAACAAACAGTTCAACCTGGTGGATACTTAGTACGTGAGCCAAACGGTCACATTTATACAGTAGCACCAGATGCATCTGGTTTACCAATCGGATATATTAAAGTATAATTATGAAAAAATTTGTAGTAATGTCAGGTGGTTTTCACCCGTTTCATGCAGGTCATGCAAGCTTGTACCAACAAGCTAAAGAAGCATTTCCTGATGCTAAAGTATTAGTATGTGCTACAAATGTACAATCAGACAGACCTTTCCCCTTTTCACTTAAGAAAAAATTAGCACAACTAAGTGGTGTACCTCCAAAAGACTTTATTGAAGTTTCAAGGCAATTCACTATTCAAGATCCTGCACTTGCACAGCGTATCGGTAATCCAGATGATGCAATCGTAATTTATGTTCGTAGTGATAAAGATAGAAACGAAGCACCCCAGCCATGGAAACTAGGGCCGGATGGCAAACCACCAGTCGGTAAAAAAGGTCCTAAAAAGGGACTACCACTTAGTAATTATTTGTTAGAGTACCCCAGTGAAGGTCAACCTCTAGAGCCTGTTAGTAAACATGCGTACATGGCTTATTTAAAGACAGTTGAATTTGGTCCTGGTATTACCAGTGCTAGTGAAATTCGCAATGCATGGCCTAAGTTAAATGAAAAACGTAAACTAGCAATGATAATGAGTTTATATCCTACTACAAAAAGTAATCCCCAACTTGCACAGAACGTTGTTGGGATGTTTGACCAAGTGATGGGTAAGCAACAAAGTGTGGCGGAAGACCAAGTAAACGAATTGTTTGAACCAACCCTAAATTACTACAAACTGAGTAACGGTAAAACAGTTCAAGCAAGTTATAGACCCACTCCTAATCAATCCCCTGTGCCGTTTACTGCGGTTGATGTATCGTATGTGAATCCTGCATTAAAACCACAGGGTAGTAGTTTTGACAGCACTGGTGTTGTTGAGCCATGGACCAATGCTCCGGATGGTGTAAAACAAGCAATTCAGAAATTTGTAACCCAACCACAGCAAGGTGTAGCGGAAGGCTCGGATGATCCTTGGGGAGATCAGGGTAACTTTGCAGGTGATAAGCCAGTTAATATCGGTGGAGACACAGTTAAACAATTACAAGTCGGTGACATTGTAACTTACTTTGGACAAAAAGCAAAAATAGAGGCTATGTCTAAAACTGGTAATACTTCTCGCATCACTATTGCAAACAAGATGGGCGGCACTACTCAAGATGTGCTTACCCGTGATTTAAAACGAACAGGTGTAGCAGAAGAAATCGGTAGAGCAGGTGGTGGGTTTGGCACAAACTATCCAGGAACCTACGAACAAGAAAACGGCCCGTTTACCCATAAGGGCGGATTAAAACTTACATCTCTTACTACAGAGAGCGTAGATTACTTAGACGAAAAATAAAAATATTTCGACCCCTCTTAACTAGTGTAAATATTTACATCATTTAAGAGGACCAAATGGCAACTAAAAAAACCAAAGCAACTACTGAAGAAAAAACTGTACCCGTAGAAAAGGTACAAGAAATTGCCGCACAAGCGGCAGCAAATCCACCAGAAGCCCCGGCTGCAGGACAAGTACAAGTTAACGTAGATTTTCTACGTACAACTAAGGTACATATCGCTATGCCATGCTATGGCGGTATGTTGACAGAATCAACATTTATGTCATTCATCAAGTGGGCTAACACAGCCCGTCAACTTGGTATTGATTGGACATTAGAAACAATGGTTAATGAATCACTCATTAGCCGGGCACGTAATACACTAACTGCAAAGTTCTTAGATATGCCAGACGCAACACACTTGTTCTTTGTTGATGCAGACATTGGTTGGGAGCCGTGGCACTTGTTAGTATTACTAAACCGTGACGTAGATGTTATCGGTGGACTATACCCGATGAAGACTATGCCGATCAAGTGGGTTGTTAACGGATTCGAAGGTGCTGAAGAAGGACCAGATGGATTACAAGAAGTATCTAAAGCAGGTACAGGTTTCTTATTAATGAAGAAACATGTATTTGATAAACTCAAATCACACCCTGCTGTTAAGCAGTATAAAAACGACATTGGATTAGATCCAAAGTTTGACCAACACTTGAAGACCTACTTTGACACAGCAGTTCGTCAGAATCGTTACTACAGTGAAGACTGGACATTCTGTGAAAACTGGCGTGACATGGGCGGTAAGATTTGGATGGACAAGCGTGTATTGTTACGTCACTCCGGATCATATGTATTCTGTATGGAAAATCAACAACACTTGATGAACACAATCGGACCTATGTATGTCGAAGAACAGAAACAAAAGTCAGCACAGCAACCAGTTGTACCGGATGCTACTGGAAATGTTACATTGAGTATTACTTAAAAACTAGCCCCGAAAGGGGCTTTTTAACGGCTATAATAAATACAATAAAGGAGACAACACTATGTCTTGGTTCAGACACAAACCCCCAAAGTACCCACCGCACAGAGAGCCCGCTAAAGAGCACATCCCACAAAACAATCAGCCTACTAAGTAAGTATTGATAAATACTTAATGAAATTACAAGAGCTTGATTCCTTCAAAATATCTGACGCCGTCACTTTCCATGACAAGCTAAATCCTGCATTGTGGGCAGGTACTAAATTGCGTCCTGAAGTTAAAAATCAACTAGAAGAAATAGCAAAAGACTTCTTGGAAGAAATGGGAATTCACGACTTAGATGTAAGAGATATTACTATATCCGGGTCTAATGCCGCATACAGTTATACAAAACACAGTGACTTAGATTTACACCTCTTAGTCAATATCGCAGATTTACCCAACAATGAAATTTACCGTGAATTCTTTGACGCCAAAAAGTCATTATATAATGATTCACATGATATAACTATTCACGGTGTTCCGGTAGAGTTATATGTACAAGATGCCGCACAACCATCTGTTACATTAGGTGAGTATAGTTTGAAAGATGATAAGTGGTTACGAGTTCCTACAAAGCGCAGAGCTAACTTTGACCAATCAGCTACAAGATTGAAGTATGAAAAATTACTTGACATTGTAGAAAGAGCATTAGATTCAAAGAACTTAACCAAGATTCAAAAAGTATTAAAGAAGATTAAGCAATATCGTCAAGCTGGATTAGATAAAGGTGGCGAGTTTGGTCCTGAGAATCTAGCATTCAAAGCATTGCGTAGTCGGGGATATATTACTAAACTATATGATTTGCGTGATAAGTTACATAGCGAACATTTAACTATTGAAACTATGTATCAAGATCCTGCTAAGATAATTGAAGATAATTTAATAGATGATTTAGCAAATGAGTTTAGCCAATACCAAACAACTAGTGTAAGTGAAGCTAGCGGTTATATCCCAAGCAATGCACAGAAAAATGACCCACGTTTTAAGACAGCGTTAACTGTAGATGTTAAGCCAGACAGTATTAAGAAAAATGCAAAAGCATTTAATAGCAAAGTAAGTCGTGCAGGTATTCCTCCGACATTAAATACATCAGGGAGATTTTAATGCCAATAACAGTATCAGGAGCAACTATAGCAGGTGGAGTAGTTTTTGAAGTCGCAGAGGCTATAGCAAATTCTGTTAACTTTGATACTGCTGGGGCCAACTCTTGGACTGTTCCAGCAGGTGTCACTTCGGCGGTTATAAAACTATGGGGTGGTGGTGGTGGCGGTGGTGCTTTGGGGTACGCAGAAGGGGGTGGCGGTGGAGGTGGTGGAGGATACGCAAGTAAAACTTTAACTGTTTCTGGCGGAAGCGTTTTAAATTTCACCGTCGGCTCTGGCGGAGCTGCTGCACCCGTGTTTATGTTTATTTACGAAGACGGATCACCAGGAGGCGCAAGCACATACTCTACTATAACGGCTGGTGGAGGCATCGGTGGCGGAGATGGTTTTGGCGGCTCTGGGGGTACAGCCAGTGGCGGAGATGTTAATACAAGCGGTCAAAGCGGTTCTTATGGCGGTGCCGGTGGCTACAAAGGCGGTTTAGCTGGCAATTCTCCAAACGCAACAGCAAACAGTGCTATTTCTCCGTTTAACGGCATACAGCCCGGTGGAGGACAGGGCGGCGGCAGTAATTATGGTGTTGGTACAGGCGCTGTTGGACGTGTTCGTTTTGAATGGTAATAGAATTTAACTAGAATATTCTATAATCTATATACAAATGGTTTTTGATAAATACTATATCAAACGGAATCCATTATGAAAATCACACAAATCATCAGCGAAACAACAACATCAGGGTCAATCGCACCCACTGAGCACGGTTTTGTCAAAATGCAAACTCGCAATCCTAGCGTCTACGGAAACACGAAAGCAGGATCACTACTTAAAGGTAAAAAGACTAGCAAACCATATGCTAATAGCATTAATGAAGGTGCAATGAAGCAGTTGTCAATGGACTTAAAAGGTGGACCTGATGGATTGAGTGACCAAGAATTTCAAAAGAAATACAAGATGAGTAAGCAAGAGGCTCGCAAAGAGTTAACTTCTAATAGAAAAGACAATACTAAAACGCAGCCAGTCAGCGAAGCACACTTGGAAGAAGATGATATCATTTTAGTTCCAGGTCAAGGTCGCAAGATGAAAACTGGATTTGTACCACACGGTCAAAGCCGTGTTGACCATGAAGTTGAAATGGCTCGTAGCGATGTACTAGCAACAATGAAGAATGCTAAAGCAATTTACGAACTATTAAAAAATAGGTCAGAAGAAGAAGGCTTAGAAGGTTGGGTACAAGAGAAACTTGTCAAAGCAAATGATTATCTAAACTCAGTAAAAGAATACTACGATGAGAAGATGATGCAACAGGAAAGCGTTCCACCAGCAGGCGTTATCGGTAACGGTGCTATGGGTGAAAGTTCACAAAGAGTTGATTCGCTTGTCACTGATGCATTAAAAATAATGCGTGGTTCTGAAGTAAGTGATGCTGTAAAAGCACTAAAGGCTGTATTAGGAGATAGAGAATATAATGGCCGTCGTGGACATTATAATTTCTATGTTAAACAAATTCTTGACATATATAATCAGCAAGGTGTGGCGGAAGGTGAAGATGAAGGAATAAGACCACAAGGTAAGATTCTTAAAAGATTACATGATGTTGCTATAATGAGCCCCACACTTACATTTCAAAATTTTAGGCAATCAGGTAAAGAAGCTATTATCACCGACGCTATGATGGCTTGTAAAATAATGAAACGTCATTTTTTACAAAATAAAAATCAACCAACTGCTCAATTTATATATAATTTAGAAAATGAGATATATGACTTCATGCGTGGACGAAAACTAGACACACCGGATGGTAATGCATATACAATGGATCTATCAGATTTGTCTAGAGGGACTCTTGGTAAGATGCAATTTCAAACTAAAGAAGGTGTGGCGGAAGGCGCTAAAGTAGACCGCATGGTTAAACATGTAGCACAATCAGAAAAGAAATTAGGCAAGAGTAAAGACGAGGCAGAAAACATTGCTTGGGCAACTGCTAACAAGCGTGGTATGCTAGATAACAAGAATAAGAAAGCGTAATATGAGCAGTATTCTAAAAGGTTTACAACTAAATGAATTATCTAATAAGAAGTTAGGTGACTATAAAAAAGCCGCTGGTGCTGATGCTACTGCCGCTGATAAGGCAGGTGACTATAAGCGTGGTGATAAGCGTATGAGTGGTATCATAAAAGCAACTAAAAAAGAATTTGCTAATGATGAGAAGAAAAAAGATGTAGCGGAAGCAGGCATGCCATTTCGTGGAGTAGGTGGCGCATTCAACCGCGGTGATGACGAGAGACATGACTTAGATCCAACAGAATGGTATGTTGTTAAAGATGGTAAGATGTACAAAACATCTGTCTATCCCAATCAAGTACAACTGGCAATAGCCCAAGGTTATAGTCGTAGTAGAGAAGAAGCTAAAGCTAAAGCAGATCGTCAAGGTGTGGCGGAAGGCTCTGACAATCAAGAAATTGGCCAACAAATGGCCAATGATGGAGTCACTTATAGCCCAGCAAAAGAAAATGAAATTATTAACTTAATGGCTCAATATATGCAAAAGGCAGGTATGAGTTCAAAACAAATTCGTTATCTATTGAGCTACGATGAGGATTATGTTGGCGATCAATTAAGTTTCTTGCCTAGGCAAGAGGTGACAGAGGATCAACTAGACGAATTAAGTTGCTGGTCTGGCTATCATAGAGTTGCTGGCACCAAAGCAGGCTTCCCAGGTAGTTGTGCAAAAAATAAAACAAATGAAGAAGGTGTGGCGGAAGAACAACATAGTTGTCCACACTGCGGTGGCGAAATGGTTAGTGAAGAATTGATGAACGAAAAGAAAGATGCTTGCTATTACAAAGTTAAAAGCCGTTATAAAGTATGGCCTAGTGCTTATGCTAGTGGTGCGTTAGTCAAATGTCGTAAGAGTGGCGCAGATAGCTGGGGCGATGGTGGTAAGAAGAATGAAAGTTCTATACTAGAAGGTATTGAACAAGTTGATGAAAACCTAAATAAATGGTTCAAAGAAAAGTGGGTTCGTTTTGGTCCTGATGGCAAGATTCGCGGTGACTGTGCTAGAGGTGATGATAGTGAGGGTAAGCCAAAGTGTTTGCCACAAAGTAAAGCACACAGTCTAGGTAAGAAGGGTCGTGCTAGTGCTGCCTCACGTAAGCGCAGAGAAGATCCTAATCCAGAACGTAGTGGTAAAGCAATCAATGTTAATACAAAGAAACAATCTAACGAAAATATAGACGAGGATTGGAAAAAGAAATTAGGCGCAGCCGCATTAGCCGGCTCGATGGCATTAGGTGCTGCCGGAGCAAGTGCTAGAGTTACACCTGACGGTCAGGGTGGATTTACTGGTGGATTAAAGCCAACTGCAACAGTAGTAGCACCTGATAATACTCCATCTGCTACTCCACCTACGTCAGATCCTTTTAAAGGCTTAGTTCGTGCTGACAGTGCTGACAGACAAGCAAAGACCATAACTGTTGGAGGAAAAGAGTATGGACTTGTTGAAATTTCACCAACTGATATCAGACCACGTAGTGGACAACAAATCGTTGTTCCTCAAGCAGTATTAGGTGAACGTGGCATAGGAACCTATATGGGTATTTTAACAGGCAATACAGTGTTTGTTATAAGTAAAAAATAAGGAATTTAAATGTTATCAGACAATCTAAAAGTATTATTAGCAAGCACACAAAGTTTTGCTATCAAAACACAAAACTTTCATTGGAATGTTGAAGGTAGTAACTTCCCACAATACCACGACTTCTTTAATACATTGTATGAAGATGTAAATGCTACAATTGATCCTATTGCTGAATATATCAGAATCTTAGGTCACTATACTCCAGGTAGTTTAACTCGCTATGTTGAACTATCAATCATACAAGACCAAGTAAAAATTCCCCGTGCTGAATTAATGTTTGTTGAATTACTACAAGACAGCGATACGATGTGTCAACTGGTTGTTGCTATGTTTGATGAAGCTTCGGCTGATAGACAACAAGGTATTGCTAATTTCTTAGCTGAACTACAAGACTTGTATAGTAAGAAAGCATGGTTCTTACGCTCAACATTAAAGAGAGAGCGTGAGTAATGAAAGCAAAGGAAGTATATAAGGGTTTCAAAACTTATTCTGCTAAGATATTAGTGAAGAACCCTAATTATTCCGTTCATATGGATGCCATCGTAAACGCTAAAGATATAACGCAAGCAAGATACCTTATCAAACTGCAATACAATGTAGACGATGGCAGAATAGGTACAATTAAAGAAATCAAACAATGAAAAAAATATTAATAACAATGCTACTAGCAATTTCCACAGTAGCAATAGCACAAAAAACACCAAAAGGTGTCACATATGATGCAAATATAGTGCGTGTAAGTGATGGAGATACAATTGTAATTGCGGCTCCGTTTCTGCCACAACCATTAAAGCCAGAGTTAGCTGTTCGTATATACGGTGTAGATACTCCTGAAAAAGGATTTAGAGCAAAATGCCCAGCCGAAGAGGCTAAAGGACAAGCCGCAAGCAAGTTTACTAAAGATGCAGTAGCAGCCGCACAAAAACGCCAAGTAACACTATATGCTTGGGATAAGTTTGGTGGCAGAGTTTTAGGTGATATATTATTGAATGGACAAAGCCTTCGTGCTATGTTGATTCAAAATGGATTTGCAAGAGAATACTACGGAGAAGCTAAAACTTCTTGGTGTAACTAACCCACCTTAGGGCACGTTGTCGTCAACGGTTAATGGCGTCAAATAGGCGGCTGCTGCCTAAAACTATACTACGCCAGGTATTGATTAAAGTGAGCATAAATACTAATATGAGATCAACAGAACTATACGAATCAGCAGTAAAACAACTAGCAAAAAAATTGCCTAGTTTAGAAAAACACGACTATTCTACTATTGATAGACTAATGAGAACAGTGGCTAAACAGCATAGTATCACTGGTAAAGCATTACATGATTTATTTGTTCGTAAATTTCATCTAACTCCTGACGACTGGATTAAAAACAAATTAGACGAGAGTGATGTTGATACAGAATTACAACAGGAAGTTGACAAATTCTGTGATTGGGCGTGTAAACGTCTACATTTAAAAACTAAGCCACAAATCGAACTAAGTATGGATACCGAAGAAGCGCAAGATAATCATCATACCGGTGGTCATCAAATGGGTGCGGACAGTATTTGGGTATATGTAAACAATCGTAACCTAGTAGATATACTACGTACAGTATTCCATGAATTAGTTCACGTTCGCCAAGGTGAATTAGATATGATTAAGCCGGGTGATAGTTACCCAGGTAGCCCAATTGAAGCAATGGCAGATATGCTTGCGGGCAAATACATCAAAATTTACGGCGAAGCTAACCATCACATCTTTCAATAAACAAATATCTATGCTATAATGCATAGATGATTAAGATTACCGTTCCCTTACCCAAACGTATCACAGTCGCATGTAGTGGTGGTGTAGATAGTATGGCAGTTGTTGACTTTTTAAGTCGCAAGCACGAAGTAACAATCGCCCATTTTAATCACAGAACACAAAACGGTGAAAAAGCCAGTGAGTTTGTTTCTAGGTATTGTGGTGATAATAATATTGCTATGCTGTACGGCTCACCTCGCAGTCAAAAGGGTAGTAAAGAAAGTCAAGAAGAATACTGGCGTAGAGAACGCTATGAATTTTTAAGTGGACTTGGACCAGTTATCACATGTCATCACTTAGACGATTGTGTTGAAACATATATTTGGTCAAGTTTACACGGTACACCCAAAGTTATTCCATTAACTCGCAACAACGTATTACGCCCATTCTTAACTACTCGCAAAAGTGAATTTATTCGTTGGTGTGAGCAACATAATGTTCCCTGGATTGAAGATGAATCAAACAAGGACACCAAATATACAAGAAATTACATCCGCAATGAAATGATGCCGCATGTATTGAAGGTCAATCCGGGCATTCATACTTTGGTAAAGAAGATTGTAGAAAATAAGCAAAATACTTGACTTCTTTACATACGCCAAGTATACTAACTAATTATTTAAGGAGAACCTATGTCAGACTATAACCGCACTTTTAATGGTGACGCAAAGATTAAACTAACACAACTTATCAATGAGGGCATGAGTGTCATGCATGAGATTGATACTTTGCAAGGTGGATTGAACGACACTATCAAAGCAGTAGCAGAAGAACTTGAAATCAAGGCTTCTACATTGAAGAAAGCAGTTCGTATTGCACACAAAGCAAGTCTAGGTCAGACCAACAAAGATCACGAGGAACTTAACACTATTCTTGAAACAGTCGGTAAAACTCTATGAGTTATGTGGATGCCATCCATAGTAGGGATGAGGACAGAATATATGTAGTTGAAAGAGATAGTAATGGCAAACGCCAGTATAAAGAATATCCTACAAACTATGTATTGTATTATCCTGATCCTAAAGGCAAACAGCGTAGTATCTATGGTGATCCGGTCAGTCGTTTCAGTACACGCAAACGCACAGAGTTTGAAAAAGAAAAGCGTATTCACTCAGGTAAAAAATTATTTGAAAGTGATGTGCCTGTAGTCTTTCGCTGTCTAAGTGAAAACTATCTAGGCGTTGACGCTCCTAAACTTCATACATGCTTCTTTGACATTGAGGTAGACTTTGATCCTATTAAAGGATTCAGTCCCACTAGTGATCCATTCAATCCCGTAACTGCTATTAGTTGCTACTTAGATTGGCTAGACCAATGTATTACATTAGTGATTGCTCCGAAACATATGAGCAGTGAAACAGCCCAAGAAATCACTAATGAGTTTGAGAATACAATGCTTTTCAAAACTGAAAAAGAAATGTTTGATGTTTTCTTTCAACTAATAGATGATGCTGATGTATTGACTGGCTGGAACTCAGAGGGGTATGATATACCCTACATGGTCAATCGTGTTACACGTGTGATGAGTAAAGATGACACACGCAAGTTTTGCTTGATGGGTCAATTACCTAAAGCACGTGAGTACGAACGATTCGGTAAGAGTGAAACAACTTATGACTTAGTAGGTCGTATTCACTTGGACTATCTACAGTTGTACAAAAAGTATAACTATGAATCACGCCACAGTTATAAACTAGACTCTATCGGTGAGATGGAAGTCGGTGAGAACAAAACACAATATGAAGGTACTCTTGACCAACTGTATAACAAAGACTTTAAAAAGTTCATTGAATACAATAGACAAGATACTATGTTGTTGGTGAAGATTCACAACAAACTTAAGTTTTTAGAATTAGCTAATCAACTTGCACATGAGAACACGGTACTGCTTCCAACAGTTATGGGTTCAGTAGCAATGATTGAGATGGCAATTTTTAATGAGGCTCACGAACGTGGGCTAGTTGTTCCAGATAAAAAACGAAAGGTTGAAAATGCAGAAGAAGTCCAGCAGGCGGCAGGTGCCTTTGTTGCTACGCCCAAGAAGGGAATGCACGAATGGGTCGGAGCAGTTGACATTAACTCACTCTATCCCTCGGTTATTCGTGCCCTCAACATGGCAGGAGAAACCATCGTTGCTCAGGTCAGACAAACACTCACAGACCAATACATGAATGATAAAGGTCATCGTTTAGCAAGTGAAAAGAAACGTGCTAAAGAAGGTGACGATGCTGTTACAGGTAGTATTCTATGGGAAAACTTGTTTGGTGCGTTAGAGTACACAGCTATTATGAATCAAGAGCGTGGTACTATCCTTACTGTAGATTACGAAGATGGTCGTAGTGAGGAAATGAGTGCGGCAGAGATATGGAAGATGGTCTTTGATAGTCATCGTCCCTGGATGCTAAGTGCGAATGGTACAATCTTTACTTATGAAAAAGAAGGTGTTGTACCCGGTCTACTTACACGATGGTACACAGAACGTAAAGCAATTCAGAAGCAAGCTAAAGAAGCGTATGGCACTGATAAATTTGATTACTACGATAAGCGTCAACTTGTTCGTAAGATTTTATTGAACTCAGCATATGGTGCATTGTTGAATGAACATTGTCGTTTCTATGATAAGCGTATCGGTCAAAGTGTTACATTAAGTGGTCGTCAGATTGTCAAGCATATGATGAGTACCATCAATGAAACAGTTGAAGGTGTCTACTCACATGAAGGCAATGCAATTGTGTATGGTGATACTGACTCATGTTACTTTACTGCATACCCAACACTAAAGCCTCAGATTGAATCTGGTGCATTAGAATGGAATAAAGAAACTTGTATTGGCTTATATGATGGCATTGCAGACAATGCAAACGATAGTTTCCCTCAATTCATGGAGAAAGCTTTTCATGCGCCGCGTAAGAATGGTGAAATCATTAAAGCTGGTCGTGAACTGATCGGTGATCGTGCTATCTTTATGGTCAAGAAGCGTTATGCTATTAATATTTTTGATAAAGAAGGTAAGCGTAAGGACAAAGACGGTTCTCTTGGTGATATCAAAGCTATGGGTCTTGACTTGAAACGTGCTGACACACCTAAGTATGTACAAGAATTCTTAATGAATGTATTACAGATGGTTCTTCAACAAGGTAAAGGTCGTGAAGAAGTAATTGAGACTATCAAAGACTTTAAGCGGATACTAACTGCACAAGACAGTTGGACTAAAGGTTCACCTAAAGGTGTAAACAAACTTACATACTATGGTGACTTAGAATCTAAGAGTGCAACAGGTCGTGCTAACATGCCCGGTCACGTAAGAGCCGCACTTAATTACAATTATTTGCGTAGAGTAAACGGAGATCAATATAGTCAAAAGATTATCGATGGTATGAAGGTTATTGTTTGTAAACTTAAATCAAATGCTTTAGGGTTTACAAGTATTGCTTACCCGGTTGATGAACTACGATTACCACAATGGTTCTGTGAACTACCATTTGACGATTCGGCAATGGAACAAACATTGGTCGATGAAAAGATTGATAATTTGTTGGGCGTATTAGATTGGGATATTCGTAGCAATACAGATACTAATAGCACATTCAATGATTTATTTACATTCGGGTGAATTGCTATTGCAATACGCAAAGAAATCTACTATAATAGATAATATAAACTGCCTAAATAGGTATACAAAGGAAAAACATGAAAGATAATTTACAAGATTTAATTCAACACACACATGGTCTCGGTAACGTAGACCTTATCAAAGTAACTGGTACTGATACAGAGACACAAATTAATGCAGTAGCAGAAGATAAAACTGTTATTGTATCTGGAACATTAAACAGTCCAGTAGCAGACTTTATCGGAGTGTTTGGTATGCCTAACTTAGGTAAACTTAAAACAATTCTAGGCTTTGATGACTATGATACTGATGCTAAGATTAGTGTAGCAACTTCTAATCGTGATGGTGTTGATATCCCAACAACAATTCACTTTGAAACAAAAGATGGTTCATTCGTCAATGACTATCGACTAATGAGCAAAGCAATCGTTGAAGAAAAAGTTAAGAGTGTTACATTTAAAGGTACTACTTGGAATGTTGAGTTTCAGCCTAGCATTGCAGGTATTCAGCGTTTGAAGAAACAAGCAAGTGCTAATAGTGAACAAGAACATTTCACTATGACTACAGTTAACGGTGACTTGAAAATCAACTTTGGTGATCCATCAACTCACAGTGGTAACTTTGTGTTTCAACCTAGTGTAGGTGGAACATTGAATAAGACCTGGCACTGGCCCGTTAAAGTGTTTCAAGCTATCTTAGACTTGCCCGGTGACAAGACAATCAAAATTGCAGATGCAGGTGCAACTGAAATTACAGTTGACAGTGGTCTTGCAACATATCGTTACTTACTCCCAGCTAACGCAAAATGATTGATTATATCGTCGGTGGTGAGTTCATGAATGTGACTAGTAATAAGGGAGCAACTCCCTATATTAGTCATTCTAGTCAACCTATGCAAGGTGTAATGTCATACGAATCTAGTAGTGGAAACATGAAAGTGTTTGACGGTAACAATTGGCAAACTATAGGTGGTGGTAGTGCTGTGGTCAATCTAACACCTAATGCTATTACTATTTTAAAGTGGGCTGAAAAGAAAATGCTAGAAGAGGCCGAGCGCAACAAATTAGCAGAAACAAACTCTACTATCAGAGACCTGTTGGAACAGCTTAAGCAAAAAGAAGAACAACTTAGTATTGTTCAAGCATTGATAAAAGAAGAAGTAAAAGTTTAATGGAACAAGTAAATCTATCAGCAAGTCACAACAACGATTGGGCATTGTTCTTACCAGCAGTCAGTAGTTTTTATATTTCTGGCTTGGGTAAGCAACGTAAAGGTGAACAGTATTTTGATCCTGCACGTATCCCTGCTCAATTCAACGGTGATGTAGAGAAACTAAACTTTCTTAATAGCAAAGAAGGTCTTTACTATTATAAGTGGGGTTTGTACAGTGCAGGTCATGCTAACTTAGATACAACAGTCAACGATCCTAGTGAATCAATCATCAGAGAACGTGAAGCTGGTACGTTTATGTTAGGTGACAGTGGTGGATTTCAGATTCTAAAAGCTCAGTGGCCAGCAGACTGGAAAGATCCTAACTGCCCACGTGCTATGATTAAGCGTAAAGCAGTATTGAACTGGATGGATACATACATGGACTATGGTATGTGTTTAGATATCCCGTCACAATCATTAAGTACTTTTCATATCAAAGATCCTAAAACAGGTAAAAGTGCTCACGGCATCAGCACAATTGAAGAAGCAATTTCTGCGACACACATCAATAATGAATATTTCATTAAACATCGTAACGGCAACTGCAAATTCTTAAATGTATTGCAAGGTCGTAATCATACACAGAGTGATGACTGGTATGAAGAAATGAAAAAGTATTGTGATCCAAATGTGTATCCAGACAATCATTTCAATGGATGGGCATTCGGTGGTCAGAATAAGATTGACGTACACTTGATGTTGCGTAGACTTGTTAACATTATTCACGATGGATTGCTAGTTGAGGGCAAGCATGATTTGATTCACTGTTTGGGTGTGTCAATCTTAGAATACGCTGTACTGTTTACTGACATTCAAAAAGCTATTCGTAAATATCATAATCCAAATCTACGAATCACATTTGACTGTGCAAGCCCATTCTTTAGTGCGGCTAAAGGTCTAGCATACTTTAACACAGCCATTGAACATAACAAGAAATGGTCATATCAAATGGAAAAAACTGCCGAGAAAAAGAGTTATGCCAGTGACACCCGTAAGTTTAGAGATGCTGTATTGGCTGAGGGTATCCATAAAACGTTTACTGATAGCCCAGTTACTGATCTACTGACCTTAAAGGACCTTTGTTATCGAGGACAAGGTTTCTTAGGTCAACATGGTAAAGAAACAAAAACAAGTTGGGATACATTAAGCTATACTCTACTACAGAGCCATAATGTGTTTACGCATATGTCTGCTGTGCAAGAAGCCAATCGTAGATATGAAACAGGCATTATGCCTAAGATGGTTATGAATCAGTTTGATGAAGAACACTTTGGTGAAATTGTAGATAAGATATTTGCACAAAACGATAGACAAAAGAGTCTAGACATGATAGAATCACATAGTAGCTTCTGGATGCAAATGAAGTCAGGTAGTCAGGGTTTTAGTGGTAAGAAAGCAATGAATGCTATGACAATGTTTGACCAATTGTTTGAAGTAAATAATAGTGAGCCTGAGATTGATGAAGTCATTGAGGACAGTGATGACGCAATCAATGAAGTTTTAGGAGAATGATATGCCATATAAAAATCGTATTAAAACACTAGAAGAATCAGTTAGATTGTTAGATAATCAAATCTTTCAATTACAAAAAGAAGGTAGTACTGATATTAGTAAAGTGAAAAAATTGATAGAAACAAAAGACAAATATATGTCCGAATTGCGTACAATGATTAGAGCGCAATGGGATAATGACCATGACACAGTAGACGTAGATGACGACCGATAATTTTAAATTAATACCCACTCTACCTAAACCAGAAATAGAGTGGGATATTAATAAGCGAGTTATAGTTGTCGATAATGTAATTAGCTCAGATATGTGCGATAATATTATTGATCTTGTATCCAATAGGGTATCAAAAGGTATCAATAAATATCCACATGTATTTGGCATCAGTTTTCACTCATGTATTTTATCATTAGAACATGAGATTTATAATTTGTTGCAACCAGTATGGAATCAAGCAATTAGTCAATTAGAATTTAATATTGACTTTGTAGAACCGTATGAGGTTAAAAAGTATACTTCTAAAGATTTCTTTGGAAAACACGTAGATAATTATTATAGTCTGTCCAAAGATATAGACAGAAAGATTACAATGAGTGTACAATTAACTGACAGTTCAGAATACACAGGTGGTGAATTGTTAGTATTAGGTAGAAACATAGGTGGTAAATCTAAAGGTAGCGCCACCTTGTTTCCTAGTACATTTACACACGAAGTTACACTAGTTAAATCTGGTGTTAGATGGTCATTAATTGGATGGGCATGGGGCCCTTATTGGAGATAATAATGGAACAACAAACACAAGCCTTGACTGAACAACGTCAGCGCATTAAAGATAAAGCAGTACGTACAATTTTTGTTCGCTTTCAAAAAGAAGGCATTCATAAGTACCCAGCGGCAGCAACAGACCCTAACTTGGCAACAGGTGATGAGTATGATGTTAGCTTTCTAGCAACTCCGCATCGTCATATCTTTCATTTTGAAGTGACGATTGAAGTATTTCACAACGACAGGGATATTGAGTTTATTCAATTCAAGCGATGGTTAGAGAATCAATATTCTCAAGGCATTCTTCAATTGGATTACAAAAGTTGTGAAATGATTAGTGATGACCTCTATGATGTTATCGCAACTCGATATCCAAAACGCAATGTCGTTATTCAAGTATCAGAAGATAATGAAAACGGCGCAACAATCGTGTATAACACACACGCTCCTTATCAATCACTCGCTATTTAAAGGAATTATTAAAATGGCAAAACAACAATTTCAAACTAATCCCCGTGTCAATCAAATTTTTGATGATTTGGAAAAATATCTAGAATTCTGCGTAGACTATGGTTACAAGTTTGACGAATCAACACTTTATGATATGCGTAGTTTTGCATATCGCCAGCATACTAAACAACTTGGTGGCAAGTGGGCAAAAGATTCATGGGAAGATGCAATTCGCCGATGAAAGTCGTACTAGTCACCGGGGGATTTGATCCTCTACATAGTGGTCATATTGAATATTTCAAGGCTGCTAAGGCATTAGGCTTCTTACTAATAGTAGGAGTAAACAGTGACGCATGGTTGACCCGTAAAAAAGGTCAACCTTTTATGCCTATCACTGAACGAAAAGCAATCATTGAAAACCTATATCAGGTACATAAGGTAATAGAATTTGATGATAGTGATGATACTGCAATCGATGCTATCAAACAAGTTAAAAAACTACATCCAAAAGCAAGTATCATATTTGCTAATGGAGGAGACAGAACTAAAGATAACATACCTGAAATGGTCTTCGATGATGTAGAATTTATATTTGGGGTCGGTGGCAAAAACAAAATGAATAGTAGTAGTTGGATTCTGCGTGAATGGAAACAACCTAAAACATTGCGTGAATGGGGGTATTATCGTATACTGCATGATGTAAGTGGGTGTAAAGTAAAAGAACTAACAGTAGAGCCAGGTAAAAGTTTAAGTATGCAAAGACATTTTAAACGACATGAATTCTGGCATGTCACAGAAGGTAAGTGTATATTAGATACAAAATTGTCCTGCGGTTCTTTTTTACCTCCTATGGAATTAACTACATTAAGTCAAGTAAAAATTTTACAGGGTGATTGGCATCAGCTAAGTAATCCATATGATACACCATGTCGTATTGTAGAAATACAATATGGAGAAGAATGTGATGAACTAGATATAGAAAGAGAAAATGCATAAGTTATTTTATATGGGCCTAGAGCCTTACAAAGCAAGATATACATTGCAGTTACAAGATTGGAATGAAAGTGTGTTCAAACGTAGAGGTATTAACTATGTTATTGTACCCGGCGAAACACTAACTAACGATCAAGCTATTGTCACTGGCCAAGTATTAGATGCACACGGTCGCACATACTTTGGCATGAGTCAACTTATGAATCTAGTTAAGATGATGAAGCAAGGTGAGGTTGGTGCAGGTGATATTGTATATTTTGAAGATATGTTTCAACCAGGCATAGAATCATTACCCTACATTATGAAACAAATCCCGATCACAAGTCGTCCCAAGATTTTTGTTCGTTGCCTAGCACAAAGTATTGACCCTGATGATTTCGTACATGTATGGGGCATGAGTGAGTTTATGGGTCACTATGAGAAAATGGTTGATTCATTTGTTGATGGCGTACTTGCTAGTAATGAAGAAATGGTTATGCATATGAAGATTGCAGGTTGGAAGGCACCGATCTACAATATCTCAGGTCTAGCATTTGGCAAAGAAGAAGTCCGCAGTCGAATCAACAATAACATCAAGCCGTTTAACGAACGACCAATGCGTATTGCATTCAGTGCTCGTTGGGATCAAGAAAAACAGCCCGACTTTTATATGGATGTGATTGAAGAATTCTTTAATCGTTATGGTATGAAGGATCGACATGGTGTATATCGTGGTGTAGAATTCTGTGTGTTCAGTGGCAGTAAACTAAAAAGCAACAACGACAGTTATATGAAGCGTACAGAAGATATGCAAAAACGTGGATTGTTGAAGATACATGAAGACCTAGATAAGAATCAATACTATGAATTATTGAACGATACTAGAATATTGTTTAACTGTGCGTTACAAGATTGGGTAAGCAATACAGTTAGCGAAGCAGATAGTTTGGGTTGTAATGTGTTGTATCCAGCATATCGCAGTTTCCCAGAAACGTTTGCGAATGATTATACAAGAATGTATGCGCCCTGGAGTGTTGAAGATGCGGCAATTAAGTTGTATAATATGTTACATCAGCCGCATATGAATCAAGGTAAAATCAGTGATTGGACTGATGGTACTATTGATAGAATCTGTGATATTCTAGAGGGTAAGGGACAACAGTGGTTGCGTATGGACACAGACTATCGCAAACATACCAGAGAGAGTAAATACTAAAAGGAGAATATTATGTTTGAAACAACTTATGAAAACGGAATGTCATATCGTTCTGCAAGCGAAATTAATTCAGCAATGGGTCGTGTCTATGGACATATGAGTCTTGCTGTTATTGTATCAATGATCGTCAGTTACTTTGTAGGCACTAGCCCAGAGTTACTAGCGTTCTTTTTTACAGGTGTAATGAAATGGATTGTAATCTTTGCTCCATTGGTAGCAATTTTTGGTGTTGCTATGGTCCTAGGTAATAATCCTAGTAAGGGTGTAGCACAGTTATGCTTACATGGATTTGCGGCACTAATGGGATTAAGTTTTGCCACAATCTTTGCTGTGTTTAATATGGGTAGTATCGTGTCTGCATTTATGGGCGCGGCTATATTGTTTGGGGTAATGAGTGGCTATGGATACTTTACTAAACGTAGCCTAGATAGCGTTGGTAAGTTTATGTTCGTAGGCTTGATTGCTATCATTATTGCCAGTATTGTCAACATCTTTATTGGCTCAACACTAATGCAGATGGTAATTTCTGCATTGGCAATTATCATCTTCCTCGGATTGACAGCATACGATACACAAAGGATTCGTGAAGAACTTAGTATAGAAACCAGTGATGTTGCAGAAGTTCGTGGCGCACTAACTCTATATATGGACTTTATCAACTTGTTCTTAAACTTGTTACAACTGTTCGGTGAGAAGAAATAATCATGGCAACACGCAAGAAAAAAGAAATTACAGAACCAACAGTAGTTAAAGGTACGCATTTGACCGTAACTACTTTCCCTGATGGCAAGACTGTGTTAGAATGGGATGACGAAGCATTATTAAAAGAAGTGCGAGAAGCACTCAACTCGGTAGAAGTACCAAAAACA